GAGGAAGTTCAAAGAGCTAAAGATGTTGAAAATGCTAAATTACAATCAGCTTCAGACACTTTAAACGCTTTAATGAAATTAAATAATTCTTTTGCTGCAGAGGAGTTAGATTTGAGCGAACAAAAAAAGATAGCTGAGGAAAATAACGACAAAGAAGAGTTAAAAAGGTTAATAGCTTTAGAACAGGCAAACGAAATTTTAAGAAAAAAGGCTTTTGAAAGGAATAAAAAATTACAAATAGCTCAGGCTCTAATCCAAACTTATCAAGGGGTTAATGCTATTTTTGCTAGTGCCGCAGCTAATCCAGCTACTGTACTATTTCCAGCACAACCTTTTATAGCGGCTGGTCTAGCTTTAGCGTCTGGTTTAGCTAATGTTAATAATATAAGAAAACAAAAATTTCAAAGTAGTAGCCAAACAGCTGGAGGAGGTACTAATTTACCTAGTACTTTAAACGGAGGAGGAGGTGACGCTCCAGTAATTGGACCAGCTAACACTAGCACACTAATTGACCAGGAACCACAAAGAGTATTTGTAACTGAAACCGATATAACAAACACTCAAAACAACGTAGCTGTAATAGAGGGGCAAAGTACATTTGGAAATTAAAAAATAAATAATATGAAAAATACAGAACTATTAGAATTAGTTATTGACGAGGAAGACGAGTCTGGAGTGGATTATATAGCTTTAGTTGACTCTCCAGCTATAGAGTCTGAATGGATGGCTTTTAAAAAAATACAGTTTGAAGAGACTTTTAACGACTACCCAGAGTCAGCATCTAATAACGCAAAGAAAGCTATTAAATATAAAGAAGAAAACAACATAGACTGCGGTACTAGAGTAGGATGGACTAGAGCTAGACAATTAGCTAATAAAGAAAAAATAAGCTGGGAGACAATAGGTAGAATGGCTAGCTTTAAAAGACACCAACAAAATAAAGACGTCCCTTATAGTGAGGGCTGCGGAGGTATTATGTGGGACGCTTGGGGAGGTGCTAGCGGTATTAATTGGGCTATTGATAAAATGAAAACCAAAGACAAATATAGACAGGAATTTAAAATAGAAGACGAAGAGAAGAGAATAGTAAGTGGTTACTTTATGAAAGCTGACCTACCTATAATTAGACTAAATGACGAAAACGAAAAATACTATGTAGTCTTTAGAAGAGATACTATAGAGAAGATCGTAAACAAATTTTTTAAGAATGGTCTTAATGCTAACGTAAATCTAATGCACGATAATAATTTACAGGCTAAAGGTGTTTATGTAATAGAGTCCTTAATAATAGATTCTAAGAGAGGTATTAAAGCTCCTAAAGGATTCGAAGACGCTCCAGACGGTAGCTGGTGGGGAAGTATGAGAGTCGAAAATGACGAGGTTTGGGCTATGGTTAAAGATGGTAGCTTTAAAGGTTTTAGTGTAGAGGGTATGTTTGGACAGGCTAAGACTGTTAAATATCCAGTTACACTAATAAACAAAATAAGAGAAGTAGTAAAAAAATATAAAGAAAGACAAAAATAGTTAGTATAAAATTGTGATACTATCAATTATTTGTTATATATAATAATGTATAAAAATTTTTCATTATGAGTGAACTTAAAGAATTATTCAACGATATTAAAAGCATATTCAAAAGCGAAGGTGTAGAAGTTGAAAACGAATCTGAAGTTACTACTGAAATTACTGAAAATTTTACTGAAGAAACCTCTGAAGAGACTACTGAAGAAACTAAAGAAAAGTTTGAAGACGTAGTACTAGAAGACGGTACTGTAGCACAAATAGAGCCAGATGTTTCTATAGGTGCAGCTGTAGTCGTAGAGGTAGAAGGTGAGCTATTACCAGCTCCAGACGGTGAACATAAACTTAGTGACGGTAGAGTTATTTCTACTGAGGCTGGGGTTATTGTAGCTGTTGAGGAAGCTGAGGAAGAGCCAGTAATAGAAGAGGAAGCTGAAGAGGAGGAAGAGATGTCTACCCCTTTAACTGAAGCTCAGGAAAGAGAAGCGAAAAAAATTATAGAGTCAGTTGTTACTGAAAGAGTGTTTTCTATGGAAGCTACTTTGTCAGAGGAAAACAAAGACCTTAAAAAAGAGATTAATACTCTTAGAGATTCATTCGCTAAACTTTTAGAATTAACTGAGAAGTTAATCGAAGAGCCTGTTAATAATGCAGTTGTAAAAAGAAACTCAGCGTTTAAGTCGCTGAAAAAAGAAAATAAAAAAGATATTATAAGTATCTTAAAAAATAAAAATATAATAAACTAAAAATTAAAAATTATGAGTTTTGATGTAAGTGCGCTTCCAGCGTATACGGAACAAAATGCGATGGACCTTATTATTAAGTCTGTTGCTGGAGGAAGGTTAGCAAATTACGCTAACATTCAGGACGGTGTTAAAGGACCGACTACAATTAATATTTTATCTTCAGACGTTGTTTTTCAGGCTGACGGATGTTCTAGAAGTGCTAGCGGTACTACTACCCTATCACAAAGAACTATTACTCCAGGAGCTGTAGCAATTCACGAGGATTTATGTATGACTGATTTAGCTGCTAAATATACAGCGGTAATGTTAAAGCAAGGATTAACTGGTGAGAAAGAAGAGATTCCTTTTGAAGAGTTATATTTTGCTGAGAAAGTAGCTAAGCTACAGAAAGCTATCGAAGTAGCTGACTGGCAAGGTGACACTGCTAGTGGAACAGCTAACTTATCTAAGTATGACGGTTTAAATAAAATTATTGCAGCTGCTACTGCTATTAACGGTAACCCTACAGGAATTACTCAGGCAACTGGTATTACAGCTTCAAACGTTATTGGTATTTTAACTGGAATGGCTGAGCTAATGAGTGAGGACATTATGGACGCTGACGATCTTAAATTGTTTGTAGGAATGGACACTTTCTTAAAGTATCAAAAAGCTATCGCTGACGGTAACTACTTCCATTATGTAGTAGACGGTGACTATTCTGGTGAGCTTCCATTAATTGGATTCCCTAATGTGACTGTATGTTCTACTCCAGGTCTTTCTGGTTTAGCTACTGGTAACTGTTATTTAATGAGAGCGTCTAATATTTATATTGGTGTAGATTTACCAGAGGAAGAGTCTAACGATGTTAGGTCTTGGTATGATGACAATGACAGAATTTATAAAGTAACTATGGCGTTTAGAAGAGGTGTAAATGTAGCCTTCCCTGACCAAATAGTAGAATTCTTATTAGCATAAAAATTAATGGGGGATTAATTTCCCCCTTTTAAATAATTGTTAGCTGAGATGCTAACTAACTGAAAATCAAATAGTTATGAGTTGTATATTAGCAAGTGGAATGGCCAGAGATTGTAGTGATTCTCTAGGAGGAATTGAGGAAGTCCTTATTTCTGAAAGAGACAATGTTACTGCTTTCACTGAGTCAGGACACGAAATAAGTGCTATTACTCAGGCGGGAGCAACTAATTTTTATCGTTACAATTTAAAGAAAGAGTCAGGGTCTTTAACCTCTACAGCAACTGTAGACCAGGCGGCTGGTACTTCTTTTTATGATAATGTTTTAGCGTTTACAATTAATAAATTGACAGCTACTAAAACAAACGATATCAAGATTTTAATGCTCGCACGTTTGGCCGTAATAGTAAAAGATAATAATGGTAAATATTGGGCTTTAGGTTTTGACCAGTTCGCTGAAGGTAGTTCTTTAGTAGCACAAACTGGACAGGCTTATGGAGACCCTAACCAATACCAAATCGAGATAACTGATAAATCACAGTTACCTTGTTATGAAGTTCAAGCCTCTGTTGTGGCTGGTTTAACGATTGCTTAATCGTTCTTTGTTGTATGAAAGAGGGGAGTAAATTCCCCTTTTTTTTTAAATTTGTAATTATGTTAAAAAAATCTTATATAGGAAAAACGATTCACACTAAAGGCTTTAAAGTTTTAGTATGTGAAGAGAATATAGAATTACTTAAAAAGTTAGAAATAACTGAAGTATTTACAGAAAAGAAAAAAACAAAGAAAAGTGATAGTACTGACTAAAGATACTACTAATAATTTTGTTTGTACTTTGTATGAATTAACTACTATTCAACAAAACGCTGGGTATTTATTTGAGTTTATAAGTGACCAAACTAAAGAAAAAAAGACTACAGTATTGACAGATATTAGCACAAATATTTCTAGATATAATGAATTTAACTTAATAGAGAATAGAGTAGAAAATCCTGTTAACGGTCAAATAAATTTAGGCAGTGCTGGGTATTTTACTTATAAAGTATATGAGCAGTTGAGTTCTACTAACTTAGACCCTACTAATATAGCAGTAGTCGGAGTAGTAGAGGAGGGAAAAATGAAATTAATAGACACTAGTTACGAGCCTAGTTATACAGAGCATTCAGTTTCACCTACTACTAACGTAGTATATAATCCAGCACAATGAGTATAAAATTAATTCCTATCAATTTTGGCGGTTATGAATTACCAGAGTTTAAAGAGTCTAAAAAGGGTGACTGGTACGAATACGGAATAGACAGACCTTATAAAAATACTTATCCAGATTATTTAACTAAACTATATAATGAGTCTAGTAAACATAATCAAATTATTAATAGTAAAGTTAAGTTTATAGTTGGTCAAGGTTTTAAAGTAGATGAAAAATTATCATTTTCAGAAAGAGCTTATGTAGATGGCTTTTTAAGGATGCCTAACGAAGATGAGAACATAGACGAGCTAACGTCTAAACTAGCAAAAGACAAAAAAGTTTACGGAGGTTTTAGCTTGCAAGTTAGAATGTCTAAGAGTGGCAAAATAGCTGCTATTAATCACATAGATTTTTGTGACATAAGAGCTGGAGTTGATAATGGTTTATTTTATTATACAGATGACTGGTCCTCTAGAAACCCACAAAACAACGAAGATTTTAAAATATTACAACAGTTTCCTTACGATGACACTGCTAAGCCAGAGGTAGACTATTTAATATACTACAAAGAATACAGACCAGACTTAGGTGTCTATCCTATGCCAGACTATACTAGTGCTATACCTTACTTAGAAAGTGATGCTGAGATAGCAAACTTTACTTTACAAAACATCAAAAACAACCTCTCGGCGGGCTATGTGGTCTCGTTTAATAATGGTTCCCCGACAGAGGAAGAGATGGCCAATATTGAAAGAAGATTTAAAGACTATGCTACAGGAGCTGATAACGCTGGTAAGCCTTTGCTTTCATTTACTGACCAGAATAGTGACCATCCTCAGATACTACCTATTCCAGTAAACGGACAAGACGAAAGATTTATAAACCTAAACAACCAAATTAGGGAGGAAATATTTACAGCTCACGGAATTACTAGTCCTCAACTTTTTGGAATTAAAGAAAACTCTGGACTAGGTAATAACGCTGACGAGATAGCAGTAGCTAGTCAATTATACCAAAACTTACAAATAGATCCTGAGCAAAAAGTATTTAACGAATTAATAAATTCAATACTTAACTTTAACGGTATTAGTGGACAACCAGTAAGACTACAGAAAATAGAGCCAGTACAAAGATACT